GGAAAAACGAAGCGGCTAATTATAAACATTGCGCCAAGGTATTCAAAGACTGAGATAGCGGTAAAGAATTTTATTGCTTATTGCCTGGCCATGAATGCAGCGGCCAAATTCATCCATTTGAGTTATTCGGACACGTTGGCCCTTGACAATTCGGAAGAAATAAAAGACTTCATTCAGTCGGCAGAATTTCAGGAGTTTTTTAATGTAGAGATAAAAAAGGATTCGAAAAGTAAAAAAAAGTGGTATACAACAGACGGGGGCGGAGTTTACGCGACAAGTGCAGGGGGTCAGGTTACTGGGTTCGGTGCTGGTAAGGTAGACCCAGAAGGGGCCGACTTCAGCGAAATACTTGACGACATAGAAAACGCCAAAGGCTTCGGGGGTGCTATTATTATTGACGACCCTATTAAGCCAGACGACACCGACAGCGACACCATAAGGGAAAAAATAAACAATCGTTTTGATTCGACCATAAGATCCCGAACGAATTCCAGAAATACGCCTATTATTGTAGTCATGCAGCGCCTGCACCCCATGGACCTAAGCGGGTACCTTTTAGACGTGGAGCCAGACGAATGGACCGTTTTAAGTATGCCAGCGATCAAAGACGACGGGGCTGCACTTTGGCCGCATAAGCATAGCATTGAAGAACTTAACCACTTACGCGAAATTAATAGCGCGGTTTTTGATTCTCAGTACATGCAAAACCCAAGCCCCAAGGAAGGGCTTATGTTCCCAAAGGACGAACTTAATTACTACGACCCCGAAGCCGTGGACCTTTCAACACCTGAAGCGACTGCGGCATTTGTTGACGTTGCCGACAAAGGCGAAGACAACCACAGCGTCCCAGTTGGCAAGTTGCTGGGTCAAAAAGTCTTTTTAGCTGATGCAGTATTTACCAAGGAAGGAACCGACACCAACGTGGCCAGCACGATAAGAATAGCAAACAAGCACACGCCTGAATATATGCAAGTCGAAGCCAATTTCGGGGGCGGCCTTTATAATAACTTAATGACAGTAAACCCAGAGCCGAAACTAAACGGCGTCACTGCATTAATTGACATAATTGCAAAGGGTAATAAACACGTCCGAATTCAGACAATGGCGGGCTTTATTAAAAAGTATTTTGTATTTCAAAACAACTTCGACAAGTCAACAGAATACGGCCGCTTCATGTGTAACCTTTGCGAATATCGTAAGACAGGCGGAAACAAACACGACGACGCACCCGACAGCCTTGCAGGGTTGGCGCGTATGGTCCTGACCTATTACCCAGACACCTGGGAAGCATTCGCGCAACATATCGAATAAATTTACTATATTGCAAACCTTAACAATTCAATAAAAACGTAAACAATGCCAAAGAGAAAAGCAAAGGCCAAAAATGGCCATATTCATAGCGAAGTTAAAAAGACAGCAACGGGGACGATTGACTGCGAAGCCTGCAAATGGTTACAAACTCAGGACCAGGTCGCTTTTATGGCGAAGATCACACCCGAAGAACGTAAGCTAGTGCATAAGGCCCAGCGCAATAATTTCAAGATCATAAAAGGGGCGCAATATGTTAGCCAGGTGGTAGAATATAACGGCCAAATGTTCCGCAGCAATTTCTTACCAAAGATTCACGCCCTTTGTCATAAGTATAATGTTTACCCAAAATTTTAAAGAAGCCAGGCGGTAAGAAATTACCACCAAACTGGGGACCGTTGGAAGTAGCGGCCCCCTTTTTTTTGTTCTTTTTTTAAATTAATTTGCACTTTGTTGCAATTTATTAAAAGTTTTTGCTTATGTTTGTTCTAACAAATCGAAACAATACGAAAAAATGAATACAATCTTAAACACATACGCAAAGCAATCGGGAGTAATTAACCGCACGATCACTTCGAAATATAAGGAAGTAATTGAAGACGTCCGCTATTATGTAGCAGACGGCTGGGACCATGAAGAAGCGGTAATTCTTGCGATGCAGGAATGGGCTTGGAAGTTCGAAAGCGCTGAAGACAAGGAACTACTAAAAACGTGGTTCGATGGCTCATTCGGTAAATTCGCGGCGTAATGGGTTACTTTATAGCAATTGCGCCAGTCGTTGCGGTTTTCAGCTGCCTGGTTTACTGGCTATTTTATGCACGTAAAAAACTGAAGAAATAATGGAAAAGGTTTTTACAATTACGGCAATTGTATTGCTGGGAGCCGTTGCGGTTTTCCTATGGTGGAAAATGGGGCAAATCTGGAAGCGCTCACAACTTGAAAGGGCTGACCGTATTGCTGAAGACTTCAGAAAATACGGACGCAGCGAAGGCCCAACAATGTCAAACACTGGCAAAACATTCGAAGGGCTGCACGGCATTGCTGAAGCGTTCGAAGTTAAAGAAAAACCGACGGGAATTTTAATAATGTCGGGCGGGTCACTTGGTTCAAAATCATTTATCTATAATAAGGAACTTCGTAAGGAATTAGAAAAGGCAATGAAGGAAGGGCCGAAGGTTATAATTACAACCGACCCCGAAGAAATAGAATGGCACACAATAGGAAACGACCGACAGCAGCCACCCGAATACGTTTATTAATCAAATCAAAATCAATACAATGCAAAACGGAACTAAAACAGCTTACCCACACAATGACAAAGAAAAAGGACTAACAAAGCGCGAACAATTCGCAGCCATGGCCATGCAGGGAATTCTTGCAAACCAAACGCCTTACATGGTAGACAAAAAACGAAGCGTCAGGCCTTATGTTGATAATTTAGCAATTCAGGCAATTCAGCACGCCGACGCATTGCTGGAGCAACTAGAAAAAAACTAAGGACATGGCAAAGAAATGCAAAGGCGGCGACGGCTCAATTTTAAGCATGACCAGCAAACTTATAAGCGTGACCCATGAGGGCAAAAGATACACGCCAGAAGAATGGGACGCAAAGAAGAAAGAAGACGAACGAAAGCGCCAGCAAGTTCTTGACGAAATAAGGAACCCAGACCCGTCGAAAATGGGGTTTTATTTTCAGGACGTCGAAGGCAATTACTGGGGAATCGAAGACACTAGCAGGCTAAAAGCCGCAAAGTGGTGGCAAAGGGTTCGGGCTTACTTTTTTAAGTCTTACAGAAGCAAATTAGTAGACCTTCAAGCCGTGCCGCTTAAAGAATTAGACCAGCACAAAAACAACTTAATTAAATTTTAAGACATGGAGACAAACCCATACCCAGCCAAATGGTTCAAGTTTAAAAGCCGAAAACAAAACGACCCCGAAAAGTTTAGGCAACAACTTAAAAAGGTCATGGAATACATTGAAAAAAAGCAAAATATTACTTTTGTAAGTTTTGAAATTGGAACTATTAACGACGATTTTATACACGAAAGGGCTAGAATTAAAGCCCGATATTTTAACAATCAAAACCAATAAAATGAAAACAACCGAAAAACTGCCCGCAGTATTGGAGCAGAGCGCCCAAGAATCTGGGCTGGAGTTAAGCAAGGCGCAAGCCATTGCAGTAAATTACGTTCCTTTTATGGAGCAGGCGCAAGCTGAAGCCGAAAAGTTAAAGGATCTGGAAATCGGAAACCCCGAACACGTTGCAACTGCCAAGCGCATACGCATAGACCTGGGCAAAATTTGCAGCCATTTAAAAACCAGAAAGGACACCGACAAAGCGATTATTAAAATCGAAGACCGTTATATAATGGGCCTTTTTAATTCAGTTGAAGGGTTCGCAAGGCTAACACAAAAGGACGCCGAAGAAATTGAAAAGCACGCCGAAAAGTTGGTAGCAATAGAGCGCGAAAACCTAAAAGCAGAACGCTGCGGAATATTGGCAGCCCTAGACGTTGACGGGTCCGCTATTAACGTCGAACACATGACCCCAGAAGTTTGGGAAAACTACCTGAACGGCGTAAAGTTAAACCACCAAGCAAAGAAGGAAGCCGAAGAAAAGTCCGAAGCCGAACGCGTTGAGAAGCAAAGAAAAGCAATCCTTTACACTGAACGAAAAGCGCAACTTTTGACTATTTGGGACCACGTAAAAGAAGACCACAAAAGTGCTGACTTTGGCGAACTGCCAGACGATCAATTCAAAATTATTTTAAACGAATCCAAGGAAGCAAAGCAAGCGCATGACAAAGCCCAAGAAGAAACAAGGCTAGAAAATGAGCGACTTAAAAAAGAAGC